AGAGGAAATGTCAGAATTACATTTATATGATTTTGGTATATACTTAGAATTAGCACCTGATGAAGAAGAAAAACAATTACTTGAAAACAATATACAAGTTGCTATTGCCCAAAACAATATAGAGCTTGAAGATGCTATTGATATTAGAGAAATTAAAAATACTAAATTAGCAAATCAAGTACTTAAGTTAAGAAGAAAGAAAAAGCTTGAAAGAGATCAACAAGTCCAACAACAAAACATACAAGCGCAGTCTCAAGCTAATGCACAAGCCCAACAAGTTGCGGCTCAAGCAGAGGTACAAAAGCAACAGGCTTTAACACAAACTCAAATACAATTAGCACAAGCTAAATCACAATTTGAAATGCAAAGAATGCAAGGGGAAGTTGAAATGAAAAAACAACTTATGCAATTAGAGTTTCAAATGAATATGCAATTACAGCAAATGACCATGCGTGGCAAAGATGCTGAAATGAATGCAAAAGAAGACAGAAAAGACGATCGAACAAAAATACAAGCTAGTCAACAAAGCGAGCTCATAGAGCAGCGAAACAGTAAAACACCTCCTAAAAAATTCGAATCCAGTGGAAACGATATATTAAGCGGTGATTTTGGCTTAGGTGCGTTTGAACCTAAGTAATATATAATGTATAATCATATAATATTTTATCATGTCAAAAAAAATGAAAGCTAAAGCCGTAGAAACTGAAGAGTTATCTACAGCTGAAAGAGAACAAAAAGTGCAAGAAAATGCGGGAGTCAAGATTGACGACGGCGTTTACAAGGTGGATTTATCAAAACCACCAACAACAGAAGTTGAACCAGAGCCAGAAGCGGCTGTGGAAGAAACTGTAGAGGAAGAGGTAAAGGAAGAACCGGTATTAGAAGAAAGTACTGAAGAACCGGAACAGGAAACTGAAGAGGTTGAAGAAGTAATATTAGAAGAGATAACAGAAGAGCCAGAAGCTGAGAAGCAAGAAGATGAAATTGTTGAACCTGAAGTAAAAAAAGAGGAAGCGATAAAAGAAGAGAAGCAAGATTATCCAGAAAACATCGAAGAGCTTGTTAAGTTTATGAATGAAACTGGAGGAACTTTGGAAGATTATGTTAAATTAAATAAAGACTACGCGGACTATGAAGACATGTCTTTGTTAAGAGAATATTACGAAAAGGCAAAACCACATTTAACATCTGATGAAATAAGTTTTTTAATTGAAGACAAATTTTCATTTGATGAAGAAATTGATGAGCCTAAGGATATTAAAAGAAGAAAATTAGCGTTTAAAGAAGAGGTGGCAGCAGCCAAAAATCATCTTGAAGGACAAAAAGCTAATTATTATAAAGAAATTAAAGCTGGATCTAAGTTAACACAAGATCAGCAAAAAGCGGTAGACTTTTTTAACAGATACAATGAGGAGTCTGAGGAATCGCAAAAAATAACACAGCACCAAAGAGCTGTATTTAACAATAAGACTGACAATCTTTTTAACGATCAATTCAAAGGTTTTGAATATAAGGTTGGTGACAAGAAGTACAGATTTAATGTTAAGAATGTGAATGAGATTAAAAAATCCCAAAGTGATATTTCAAATTTTACTAAGAAGTTCTTAAACAAAAATAATGAAATGAGCGATGCAAGTGGTTATCATAAATCTTTATTTACAGCAATGAATGCAGACGCAATTGCAAATCATTTTTACGAACAAGGCAAAACTGATGCTATTAAAGAATCAGTTAAGTCTGCTAAGAATATCAATATGGATCCGAGGTCGGGTCACAAAACTATTGAGTCTGGCGGAATAAAAGCGAAAGTAGTTGGCGGTTTGGATTCAAAAAACCTTAAATTAAAACTTAAAAATTATTAAAAAATGGCAACAAACGTTTCATTTGCTGGCCCAGCGGCTGGCAGTTTAATTAGCCCAAGTGCACAAAAACAAACACTTGCATCTAATTATTTAAATTTCCACGGTTCAGGTGGAGCAAATTGGTCACAACAATATTTACCTGAATTGTATGAACAAGAAGTAGAAAGATATGGAAATAGAACTATATCTTCTTTCTTAAGAATGGTAAGTGCAGAAATGCCTATGGCTTCTGATCAAGTTATTTGGTCTGAACAAGGTAGATTACACTTATCTTATAATGGTTCAATAGATCCTACAACAGGAATTATTGACACTATCACAGGAATTGACTCTGGAACTGCAGAGGCTCACGCTGTAAGAAAAGGAGCAACTGTAGTAGCTTCTATTGGATCTGACGTATTCAAAGCATACGTAACAGCTGGTATCGAAGCATCAACATCTGCTTTAACTATCAAGCCTTACGGTGGTGCGAATGTAGAGAATATAGGATCTATCGGTTCTACTGATAATCAAGCAATTAAATTTTTCGTATATGGTTCTGAATACGGAAAAGGATCTGCAAGTATGACTGACGCTGTTGAGCCAACTTTCAAGTCTTTTACTAATAAGCCACTTATTATTAAAGATCACTACGAAGTTAATGGTTCTGACACAGCTCAGATCGGATGGGTAGAAGTATCTGGAGAGTCTGGACAAAACGGATTCTTATGGTATTTAAAAGCAGAAGGTGATACAAGAGTAAGATATGAAGATTACTTAGAAATGGTAATGATTGAAGCTGAGAAAAAAGATGGTGGAGACGCTGCAGTACCAGATGGTTCTGAAGGGTTATTTTCTGCAATCTCTTCAAGAGGTATCGTAGCAAGTAATCAATTTGACTCAGCTACACCAGCTGCTGATAAACTTCCTGAATTTGACTTATTATTAAAAGAATTAGACAAACAAGGATCAATTGAAGAAAACATGTTATTCTTAGATAGAGATGCAAATCTTTACTTCGATGATATGCTAGCAGGATTAAACCCGAATATTTCAGGTGGTTTATCATTTGGAGTTTTTGAAAACTCTCAAGATATGGCACTTAATTTAGGTTTCTCTGGATTTAGAAGAGGTTCTTATGACTTCTACAAAACTGACTGGAAATATCTTAATGATAAATCTACAAGAGGTTTAGTAGGCGGTATAAGCGGACTTTTAGTTCCAGCTGGTACATCTTCAGTGTATGACCAACAATTAGGTAAAAATGTTAGAAGACCTTTCTTACACGTAAGATATAGAGCTTCTGAGACTGATGACAGAAGAATGAAATCTTGGATTACTGGTTCAGTAGGCGGTGCGCAGACTACTGGTGATGACAAAATGGAAGTTCACTATTTATCAGAAAGATGTTTAGTAGCACAAGCAACGAATAATTTTGTGTTATTTAACTCTTAATACTTAACGTAATTTTTACCCTCGTTGTTCTGACGGGGGTAATCATTACTCTATTAATTTTTTATTATATTATATCATGGCAAAAAAAGAAAAGGAAGCGGTAGCAGTAGCAGAACCGCAAATAAAAGAAGTTAAAACTTCTAAAACCCCAAAATGGGAAATAAAAGATAGGGTTTACGAATTAACGGCAAAAAAAACACCTATTGTATTCATATTAAAAAGTAGAGGATTACTTTGGTTTGATGAAGAACTAGGGTACGAAAGAGAAATTAAATATTGTGAAAATCAAAAGACAGTATTTTTAGATGAAATGAAAGGACCAGAAAGATTAAGTCACATTATATTTAGAGACGGAAGGCTTTTTGTACCAAAAGAAAAAACAACTTTACAGAAGTTTCTTTCTAATTTTCATCCGGATAACGGGAAAAGATTTATAGAATACAATCCAGTACAAATAGCTGAAAATGATATTGATTATCTTGAATCTGAAATTGAAGCATTAAATGCAGCTCAAGCTATTGAAATTGATCATGCAGAAGCAATAATGAGAACAGAATTGGGATCTAAGGTATCTAAAATGACTTCTAAGGAGCTTAAAAGAGATTTATTACTATTTGCTCGAAGTAACCCAAAATTATTCTTAGAATTGGCAAATGACGACAATATTAATATTAGAAATATTGGTATTAAAGCTGTTGAAATGAAAATTATTAAATTATCAAATGATCAAAGAACATTTACTTGGGGATCAACCGGTAGAAAATTAATTACAGTTCCATTTGATGAAAATCCATATTCAGCTTTAGCAGCATACTTTAAAACTGACGAAGGTGTTGAAGTATATCAAACTATTGAAAAGAAATTAAAGTAAGCAATTGTAGGTAAGGGCCTACTGTTGTGGGCCTTTAACCTATAATAAACATATAATGAGTGTAAACATAAATACTGTATACCAAGCGGTGTTAGCTGTGACTAACAAAGAACAACGAGGCTATATAACACCTCAGGAATTTAATTATCTTGCGAATCAAGCTCAATTAGATATATTTGAGCAATATTTTTATGATGTAAATCAGTTCAGTAGACTTCCTGGTAACAGCACAGAATATTCTGATATGGTAGACATATTAGATGAAAAAATAAGTTTATTTGAAAAAACTTCACAAGCTATCACTGGCGGAATAACTTTACCTAGCGATCTATATAGGCTAGGCAGTGTTATATTTAATAACGCTGAAGCATCACAAGTTAAACAAAAAGATTGGATATATATAAAATCCACACCTTTAAATCAACCAACAAACGATTTTCCTATTTTCATTAAAGATGAAAGCGGAGTTAAAATTTACGGTAAAGACGCAAGCGGTAATGTAGAACAAAAGACATCAGGTGTTACTTGTAACTATATAAAACAGCCTGTAATTGTATCTTGGGCCTATAATTCTGTGACTGGAACTTACGATGCTAGTAATTCAATTAATTTCGAATTACACCCTTCTGAAGAAACCGAACTTATAATTAAAATATTAGGTTTAGCTGGTATAATACTTAAAGATAATTCTTTATACGGTATTGCTAGTGGCGAAGACGTAAAGAACACTCAACAAGAAAAATCATAATAAATGGGGCTACTTAATCAATCACAACAACAATATCACGAAGGCGGAGATTTCGGAGGCTATCAATTTGTAACGCTAAAAGACATTATAAACAACTTTATGTTGTCTTATGTGGGCGAAGATAAAATTATAGCTAAGATAAAAAGAACCAACGTAGCTTTCTATGCACAAAGAGCATTGCAAGAGCTTAGTTATGATACATTAAAATCTGAAAAATCTAGGGAAATAGACATTCCACCTACATTAGTGATGGCGTTACCGCAAGACTACGTTAATTACGTGAAAGTAAGTTGGGTTGATGTGAACGGTGCTGAACACGTTTTAATTCCAGCATCACAAACAAGTAATCCAGAAGCTATTATACAAGATGATCAATACAATTTTACATTTGATTCGGAGGGCAACTTATTAAAAGCTAATGAATCTGAAACATGGAAAAAATTTAAAGGTCAAAATACAGGGTCTGATGCTGTTAATGATTTTTATTTAACAGAAACTCTTGACGGTAAAAGATACGGATCTAGTCCTGAAAATATGAATTCAAACGGATCTTTTTATATTGATCCTATAAAATCAAGAATACACTTCTCTGGTAACTTAACAGATAAAACTGTAACTCTAAAGTATATAACAGATGGCTTGGCTACTGATGCTGAAATGAAAATACATAAACTAGCTGAAGAAGCAATGTATAAATGTATAGCATATTATATTTTAGAAACTAAAATAAACACACCTGAGTATCTAGTAATGAGATACAAAAAAGATAAATTTGCTTCGGTTAGAAAAGCAAAA